CGAAATGAACACGAAGGAAAATCCCCGCTTTGCCAGAGGTGAGAAAAAGGGAACGTTCCAATACGCCCTTTAATTTCCACAGCCGACGCCCCGGTCAGTTTTGATCGGGGCTTTTCTTTCTCCACGCCAGTATCCCCCAGACGGCAAACACCAGCTGAACGAAGTCCAGCAGAGCCCGGCTGTAAAGGCCCTGCCAGAGATCGAAGGTCAACCAGCAGGTATTGCCGAAAGTCCACAGATAAAAGCACCAGATATTCTTCCGAACATTCAGCGCCGTTCCCGTCAGACTTATGAGGGTAATAATCCAGGTGAACCACAGATTCATGACAACAGTCCGTTCCGGCACAGCTGCGCAAATCTGGGTTTCCGCAAAAAAAAGCGGTCGATGATCGCAGCGGGATCGACCGTCTCACGATACGAGGTCAGCTCGTTGAGATGACCGTCGTAAAGTGAAACGATAATCTCAGGACTACCGATCCGGCAGGCGATTGAACAATGGACCTCCTGGATGTCAGAGTGTTTTTTCAGGAAGTTCAATGCCTTCTCCCTGGCAAGCAGATTCAAAGTCAAATCTGCCTTCGACCCGTCTTTGGTCCAGGGTGAGCCGCCACCGATCCGACAGTTCCCGCCGTAGAAATCGACAGCCAGCTTTCGACCGGTGGTTCCGCAGTCACCGATCGGACCATGTTTGACGAATTTGCCGGTTCCGTTCACCACCAGTTTGTAGTTGGTCTTGCCGTTACAACAGAACTGCACTGCATTGGCAATGTCCTGCTCGGAGTGTTTCGGAAGCATCGGGATCGCCACAACGATCTCCTCCGGCTCGTCGTCAAAGAGCGTGACCTGTGTTTTAATATCCAGCCCAGCATACTTGATGTCATAAAGCTGCTGGCCGATCTTCCGAGCAAGGTAGTGGTCCTTCGGCATAAAGTTTGTCGTTGGATCGTTGACGGCCATGCCCCAGAAAATTCCCTGGTCGCCCCAGCCGGAAGCGTCCACGCCCTGAGCAATGTCCGGAGACTGCTGCCCAATATGCTGGGTAACGATAATGTCTTGATCGCAGATCGTGTTTTCTGCGCCCCAGGTATTCTGGTAACATTTGGTGTACCCGATCTGGGCCACCGCGATCTTCACAAACAGAGCCAGCTCATCGTCGGTGAAGTTGGCCTGGGAAGTGATCTCGCCCCCCAGCGTAACGAAGTTGTCTTTGATCTGGACTTCCAGAGCGTACCTTGTCAAAGGATCTCGCTCCAAGTACCGGTCCAGAATAAAGCACGAAATATAGTCGGCCATTTTGTCGGGATGGCCCAGGGAAACCCATTCGGATGTTTTACGCATTTACTGCTTCCTCCACATTCTGTTCAATTTCAGGTGTTTTTGCTTGCCAGTCGCAGCCTTCGCCATAACGAAACTCGGCCCAGCGACGACGGATCACGTCGCAGTATTTCGGGTCCAGTTCCATAGCAAATCCGGTGCGCCCCGTCTGTTCGCAGGCGATCAAAGTCGTACCGGAACCACCAAAGAGGTCCAACACCAGTGCGCTGCGATCGGAACTGTTCTGAATCGCCCGGACCACCAGCTCAACCGGCTTCATGGTCGGGTGATCGTCGGATTTGCTCGGTCGGGGAATATCCCAGACGTCACTTTGCTTTCGATCTTCCAGCGGGTGAAGTCTGGCTTCGCCTTCGCTCCAGCCGTACCAGATCGGCTCGTACTTTGTGTGATAATCTTTCCGAGAGAGCACCAGGCGATCCTTGTTCCAGATAATCGTGCTGGACCAGTGAAAGTCGTTCATGGCAAGGGTCAGCATCATGTTGCCCCATTCCTGAGCCGACATCACAACGTAGATCATAGCGCCGGGTTCCGAAAAGGCCTTCATATTCCGAAACGCCTTCAGCATAAAGTTCTTGAAGTCCTCCGTCCCCATAAAGTCGTTGAGGATCGTGCGGGGTTTGTAGCCCTGCGGGTTTCCGCTTTCAACGGCTCCGTAGTTGACATTCCAGGGAGGATCGGTGAAAACGAAACTCGCCTTTGCTCCGGCCATAAGCGCCGCAACGTCGCCGGGATCGGTACTGTCACCGCACATAAGCCGGTGGTTTCCAAGCTGATATATCTTTCCGCGCTCACTGGCCGCCGTTTCGGGTTCCTCCGGGACAGCATCCGGATCGGTCTCGCCCGCCGCCACAGTATCCTCTGTGCCGCCGTTAAGCAGCTGGGCCAGCTCGTCCGCATCGAATCCCAGCAACGACAGATCAAACTCCGCGTCTTTCAAATCCTGCAATTCGCCAGGGAGCATATCGAAGTTCCACTCTGCGATCTCGCCGGTCTTGTTGTCAGCGATCCGATACGCCTGCACCTGTTCCGGGGTAAGATCCGTCGCCACATGGACCGGGACTTCCTCCAGACCGAGCTTTATGGCCGCTTTGAGGCGCGTGTGGCCGCAAATGATAACCATGTCGCTGTCCACGACGATCGGGGCTCTCCAGCCGAACTCCCGGATAGATTTTGCTACCGCATCCACCGCGTCGTCGTTGAAACGCGGGTTCTTTTCATAGGGGCGGACATCGGTAATTTTCATGTTTTTGATAAGCATATATTTTGCCTTTCTGTTTGTAGGGGTTTTGTTATAATTGTTTCACATCTGCTCTCCGGCCGTTGCAACCAACTTTGTGCAGCCTCCGGAGTCCTTCCGCCGCCCTTTTCATTTAATTCGAGTAGGGAGGACCCGTTGGCCCCTCGGCCCAGCCCCCCTTGAGGGGTCAGCCTCCCGGCAGGCAGGCCCGTTGAGGCCCGACACAGGCCCGCTATCGGGGCCATTTTTGAGAGTTGGCTGGCTGTTCGGTCAGAGAGCGTCGCGCAACAGCGGCCCGCTGTGGGGCTTTATCGCGCTGCTTTGTTTTTTGCTTTCGCTTCGGATTCGCTGAGGTAGCGAAGTTCGAGGTGTCGTCCGCCGCAGACTGCGCACTCGAACCAGGTTTCGGCCCGCTTGCCACGCTGCTCTTTGGGGAGCCATTTCATAGGATTCCAGGCTTTGCAGGTATGACAGTAGGCTTTTGATTCGTTGTCCATGTTTTACTTCCTTTGCTAACAGTTTTTAAGGTTTTCAGACTTCTTTTCATTTCGGCCGGGCTCCTTAGTCAGAAAGTAAGATTTTCAGTTTTTCAGGGGATATACTATGTATATTCCCCTGAAGAAAAACTGTGAAAATCATACTTTTGGTCTGAGTCGGAGCCTACGGATTTTTTTATTGAGTTTTGAATATTTTTTTCACTGGCTGTTTTAACCCGTCAGGATGTGGCATAAATTTTTCCTCAACGACCCCAAGATCGAGAGCTGTTTGAACAATCTCTCGCGTTTTGTGATAGGAATATCCCAATTCCATTTGCAGTTTTGCCACGAGCTTTCCCTTTACCATTGGCTGATCCAACATCGCCAGAACATTATCAACATCCGAAACTGGATCTGATTTTGTTCTTTTAGGCTGAATTTCCCGCCCTTCAAGATCTTCTGGATTCAGGGTATCATCTCGATTCCATACCGGAAACGAGAAGCGCAAACAACATGGCGACGGAGGGGCGAAACTTCGGCAAACACCGTCCATAACAACGACTCCTTCTTCCAGGTGGCGTCGCAATACAACGTGCGTATCGCAGGCACGCGACTGAGATCCCGCACCAGCTCCAACGTCGGTGATTGCTTTGTTTGCCTGCACGCCTTTGGTGGTGTGATGAATCAGGACAAACGCGGCTCCGGTCGTTCCGGCATAGCGGTCGATCAAGTTATAAACGCTTGCCATTGTACCGTTGTCGTTTTCGTCCATGTTCTTTGGCATCACCCGGTAAAAGGCGTCAACAATAATCATTTTGAAGTTGCCCTTTGCCAGTCGGTCCATATAGGTCCCCATGAAATTGATGTCCTGCAACCTTCCGCGCTGAGAGAAGATAAACATTCGATCCCGTAAACGTTCCTGAGTAACACCGCGCTCAACCAGCACCTGATTCAAGCGCCACGTCAGAACATCAGGGTGAAGCTCGTTGTCTATTATGAGTACCCGGCCCTGATTGCAGGGAAACCCCTGCCAGTCATAGCCCATTGCGACCGAAACAGCCAGATCCAATACCAGCCAGCTTTTACCTGTTTTCGGGGAAGCAATGATGTTCATTGTTTCGCCCTCACGTAAAAATCCTTGAATAATCGGTGGCCGCAATTCCGAATGTCGGCTCATAAATTCTGCAACAGAGACGTACAGTTCCGGTTCTTCTGCAACCTGTTCGACAGGGAGCGTATCTGCTGGTTTTGCGGGGGAATCAAAGATGGCTGACAGATCGACGTCCGGTATTGCATCCTTGCCATATCCCTGGCGCATAAGATCATCAGCAGCTTTGGTGAAGTCGCCGTTATGAACGAGCTGTGCATAGACCTGAAAAGCAGAATAACCTTTTTCGCTTTGAAACGGGTATGCGTTGGTACTGAATACATAAAACACGCCGTCTTTCAGGGAAGCAGAACAGCCACCGCTGTTTTTGCCAGGACGACGGAACAACTCGCTTCCGTCCTTTTTTTCCATATAGGTCCACCCATATCGGAGAAGAAGATCCCGGATATTTCCGCGCTGATTATAGTCATCACCAGGCCGAACTGAAAATGAGGTGCTGCCGCCTGATTCTTGTCTGTGCTCCGGTTCTTCTTCGACAAATTCGTTCAGCGAAAATCCAACACGAAGAAGAGTTTTCCGATCTTCGACGGACAGAACCGGCAAGGCCTCAAAGTCGCCCTGGAGCAGTTCATATCCGCCGCTGGGAGCGCAGAGAAACAATCCGCCTTCACCGCGCGTTTCAATCAACGTGACGACCTTTTCGTCGCGTTTTCCCATTGCCAGCTTCATATTGCCCTGGATCGGTTCTTCACAACGATAAGCGACGTGATAACCTCCAGACGGGGTGCGTTCCACCACCATTCGAGCAAAGAGCTTTTCGGGGACCTGGGATTTCCACTTTTCAAACAGCTCGCCGCCGTTGTCAAAGTCGATGACTTCCAGATTACCAGAGATCGTTCCGCATACCAGGCACAAAGCGTTCTGCTTATTTGAAAACCATGCTTCGATTTCCTCCTCGCTGGGCAACCGGTCCTGGTAGGCTTTCCAACTACCGACTGCGGGGTGCTTCCGTTCCCGAATCGCCGGGAGGACTGACAGCCCTGCATCCAGGTAATTGATCGGGACAGATGGATCAATTGTCATTTTCGAGAGCCCTTTCTGCGTTCTGCAATTCCTCAAGATGCGCTTTTGCTTCCGCTTTGATCTGCTGAATTCTGTTCACGAATTCGTCGCAATTCTGGATGAAGGTCTGGAAACACTCCTGATAATCCTTTCCGGTTCCATGCGGGGTAAGCAGCAGGTCGTAATTGGTCAAAAAGAGAGTCGGATCGTCATGGCCTTTTTGTTTGCGGGAAATATGCCAGCGATTATCTTCGCTCGTGATGTCCTGGTTGATCTCCTGGTTCTGGACTTTCCAATTTATTTTCTTTCTGTTCATATAGATTTTTTTCCTTAAAATGGGATTTCTTCGTTGGGATCAAATGTTTCTTTTTCTGGATAGGTGTATCCGACGATTTCCGGGTATTTCTGTCCAGAAACTGTTTTGACTTTGATATGAGTCGGCATATCCACTGCGCCTTCGTTGCAGAGCCAGACGCAGTCCTGCGCATCGACAGGAAGATCGCATCCAGCGGCATGTTCACGCCACCAGTTCAGAAACTTCCGTTTTGCATAGCCGGTATGCTCTGGGCAGAGCCATTCCGTAACTGTTTGGAAAATTCCGACCTCATAATCGACTTTGACGGTTCGGGGCCAATCAGGAGGAGCGTCAAGTTTCCGGTGCACTGAATAGCGCACATTTTTTACTTCAAACTCCTCGATGTTGACCTCGCCAGATAGGATCGCTGCCTGGCTGGGCTTCTTTTCGATCTTCGTCTTTTTCGGCTTCGGTACAAAGTTATGCCCGCAGGCCGGACAGATCGAAGAACTGAGCAGGACGACTTCCTGACATTCCGGGCAGACCTTTCCAAGCGGTCCTTCGCCTTTACTGCGCTTGGCTTTCGGCTCGATCCGGTCAATGGGACCATGCCGGACAATGTTATTCCCGAAGTCGAGTATCAGGCAGTTTTTCTTTTCCGGATGCAACCGGAACCCGCGTCCGACCATCTGGTAGTAAAGACCCGGCGACATTGTTGGCCGGAGCAAAACCACGCAGTCAACATTGGGCGCGTCGAATCCAGTCGTCAAAACTCCGACGTTCACCAGGAACTTCAACTTGCCGGATTTGAAATCCTCAATGTGCTGTTCCCGGAATCCAGGAAGGGTGTCTCCGAGGATCAGTTCTGCGTTGTAATCTAATTCCCGGAGCCTGTTTACAACTTTTTCTGCATATTTGACACCGCAGCAAAATATCAAAACAGACTTCCGATCTTTGGTAAGATTGCAGACCTCATTGATCGCTGGCAGAATCACGTCCTGCTGGGTCATTATCTCTTCAGCTTCCGACTCGATAAACTCGCCGCCTTTGACATGAACAGAACTCAGGTCGATTTCGCTCTTGGTCGATTTGCTAACGATTTTACTCAGATACCCGTCGTCCATCAGCTCCCGGATTCCGACCTCGTAGCAAATTTCATTTAAGATGTTGTCGTTGCTACAGATCGTGCCGGTGCTCATCCGGTACGGAGTCGCAGTCAGACCGATAACCCGCAAAATCGGATTAATTTCTTTCATTTCGGCCAGAAATTTTCGGTACATTCCTTCGCCCTGGACCGGGATCAGGTGAGCCTCATCGACAATAATTAAGTCGAAATGACCAAGTTTTTCTGCGTGTTTGTAAACGGACTGAATCCCCGCCACAATACATTTATGATCGGTTTCCCAGCTTTTCAGTCCGGAGGAGAAGATCCCCACGTCGGCATCCTGATAAATTGTTTTTATTTTATCAGTGGCCTGTTCGAGCAGCTCTTTGACGTGAGATACGATCATCACGCGGCCGTTCCATTTCTGGATCGCGTCGCTCACGATCGTTGCCAGAACCGGTGTTTTCCCGCCTCCGGTCGGGATCACAACACAAGGGTTATTGTCCTTTGTCCGGAGGTGGGTATAGACCGCTTCGACCGCTGCTTTCTGATACGGTCTCAGCTCCATAGTCAGCCTCTCAATTCAATGCCCGCTTCGAGCAATTCAGAGGCGACCAGCGCTTTGAGTTCCCGGAGGCGTTCCCAGGAAAGTTTCAGCTGGCGTTTGACGGTATCATCGGAGTATCCTTTGCTCCAAAGAAAACACATCATTCGGATCTGGTCGTCCTGGATCTGGGAGAGATAGTTACGGACAATCTGGCAGCGGGTGCAACTGTTCTGTCTGTTGTTCATGGTCTTGAATCCTTATATATGCCATGCCTTTCGGCGGCATGGGCTTTTGTTTGATAATGTGAATTTCTGCGATTTGAGAGTCGTCGGTAAACAGCCCGGCATGCTGGAGGGTGTCCTGCACACATTTCAGCAAGTTGTCGAGGTCCCGTCTCCGATTGTCCGGTGGATAAAACTCCGCGTAGAGCTTTATCGGCCCGGCAAAAGGAGGTTCATTTGAGTTTCGGAACATCGCCACGACGTTCTCTCGGTACTGTCGGCCTTCACGACTTATCAGGACCTTTGGCCCGACATGGCGATAATAGTGGTTTACTGACGGCGGCCAGGGAATTTCAAACTCCCGGATCATCTGCGCCAGGGAGCAGGGCCGTCAGAAGCGCTACCCGGTGCAGGAGCCGGACAAGCAGCCTGAGAAGCCACACCGTCGATAGCCTCGAATCCGCGAATTTCATTGGTGATTTCACCGGTTTCATTTCGGGTCGTGCTGACGTTGATAATCAACGGTTTATTGTGCAGTTCTTCGGTGTACTTGATCTGCAAGATTCCAACAGCATGACAGATCGCGGACATTTCTTTCCGGGCGATTTCAACGGCCTTCTGGTTCTGGTTTATGATATTGTGACGCGACCAGAGTTTACGGCCTTTGTATTCGCCGTCGATAATTTCGTAGGCGAATTCGATATAACTGCCAGTACCGGAGCGAGTCGCTTTTTCGTCAGATTCGACGATAACTGCATTGTATTTCCCTTTGGGGATCGGCTCAAAACCAGTAGACGGAGTAACTTCGGTAGCGTTGAATTCAAAAAATGGCATAGTATTTTTCCTTTATTTTATGCAAAAATGGGTTTGTTTTTACGGGCCGGTTTGATCGGCTTTGTTGAGTGTTTTCGGAGCGCATTGACCATCGGGCAGCGCCGGTGAATGAAGTATGCTTTGCCACGATCGGAGTCAAAGATGATTTGGCAATCTTCGCCGGTCCGGATCAACAGGCCACAGCGATCGCACTTCACATCGAACTTCGCTTTTACAGATTCTGTTTCAGCGCTCATTTCTTGGCCTCCATGAGAATCTGAATAAAAGCCTGCCAGGACAGCGGAATTTCCTCCGGCAAATTGTACCGGTTCTTTGCCATGCAAGCGGGGCCGCAATTGGTGCGAAGAATACGATCTCCGCCACCTGCGCCAATGGGAGCCGCAATCCCGCGTTCACCGCTGAATCCACTGGCTTCCTTCTGAACCCGGAAGCGCTTTGTTGCGAACATCGCTGCGTCAGCCCATTCCGAAATCAGTCCAGCTGCCAATTTATGCAAGCGAGGTGAATAGCGATCGTAGGCGCTGGACTCCGGATCTTCAAAGCGCTCAACTTTGGCATGAGCCAGAAGGATTACCGCCATGTTGCGCTTGTTGCGGAGCTCATCGAGAAGCGCGAGGATGTCCCGCCAGTAATTGACGGCGATTGTGTAACCATGCCCGAAACCACCGTCTGCCTTTTCGATAGACCGGACACCATAGGCCCGACAAATATCGTCGAAAATCAGGCGTTCCAGCCAGTCGAGACTGTCGATCACAACGGTTTGATACGGGTGTTCTTCTTTGAGGAGAGCCTGAAGCGCACTGGTAACTTCTGCCAGGCTTTTTGCCAGAGGGAACTTTGCGCAGTCGATTTCTCCCAGGCCGTCCTCTGTTTGAATGAAAATCGGATTCGGCGCGTTTGCACCGAACGTGCTTTTACCCACGCCCTCCTGACCATAGATCATGAGTCGGGGCGGCCGATTGTCGCGGCCGGTGGTAATGTTTGCCAGAATAGACATGTTTCTTTTCCTTATGGTTAAATGTTGGTGATGAAGCGGAGTTCTTCGAAGCCGGTAGGCCAGTTATTTGTGAAGCGGCATTTGTGCAGGCGTTTGATAGCGGCCTTGTTTTCCATTTCGGCCAGATCCAGCGCTTCCTCAGTGATGCGCCACACGCCGCAACGGAAAGGCTCACGCTTCTCGACCGCAATCACATAGCAGGGACGATTCTTCCCGCAACACTGGCGAAGGACAGCCCGGTAAAAGGCGAGCTGATAACCGTAGCCGTAACGCTTGAAGTCGTTTTCAAACCAGCGCAGATCATCGCAGGTTTTAAGGTCGATGATCCCGAATCGGCTGCTGTAGAAGTCCATGCGAATCTGGCAGGGTTCATCTTCGTAATCTGCCCGGATCACGCCTTCCGCGACTCCGTCAGACAGAAGCTCCTTTGCTTCCGGATGCAGCCAGACAGCCTGCTGAAGTTTTGCAATAAAAGCAAAATCTTTTCCGGAGATAACAGTACGGCCTTGAGCTTTCTGCCATTCGGCATAGGCTTTGGTGGTCTTTCCGAAACACTCACCGGTCTTGGGGTTGATCGGTCCGTCGCTGACAATAAATTCCTCATCAAAAGCGGCGCGGCCTTCAAGAATCAAAGAGTGAGCAGCACGACCAATCAGGTATGCCTGCGATTCCGGTTCCACGTATTCGCCCGCCAGCTTTTTCCGATAAAGCTCCGGACAGTTTCTGAAATCACCGAGCATGTGGCTGCTCAGGTATTTCCCGGCTTTTGTCTCCGCGTGATATTCGTCTGCGGGGATCTGAAGAATGAAATTTTCTTTATTCATCTTTGTTATTCCTTTGTTTTGTTCACTTGATGATGTCGGGGGCCTCCGAACAAGTATCTTTCCAAAAATCCAGAAAGTTGCGGCGTTTTTTTTGATTTTTTTTTCAAAATTTATAATCTTTGAATTTTTCTCGGAGGCAAGGTAGAAATGTTTTAAAGAAGCGGCCATCGTATACCATCCCACTTTCAAGAGCCGCTTTTTTTAAACCGTCCCCAGCCATGATTGCTTCACAAAAGGTTTTCTCTTGTGTGTTAAGTTTTTTTATAATTGCTTGCACGTCGTTGATTAAGCATTGCTGTTCCACATTATTGATTGCTGTATCTATCTCGAACTGGCTCGGTTCATCGCCGCTGTTTTCAAACGGAATTGTCGGAACATCGCGTTTTTCGTAAATTCGCTCCCGGTAAATTCGATTTTTGTAGCGATCTGCAATCTGACAGGCGTAGGTGTCGAAAGAACTCTTTGCCGGATCAAATTTAGGTATTGCCAGAATTATCTGTTGAAAGAGATCCTGACAAATGTCGTCGAAATCGTATTTCTGAAAAGCGGCGTGACCAATCATACTGGCGGCGACTGCTTTTACGTGTTTGACGACCTCCGGACTTATAGCAGTATCCGGACCGACTGCGTGTGTAGCGTTGTTCATGCTGAACTCCTTTGTTACGCTGTTTTGCCAGCGCCTTGTGCGGTGGCTTCGCAGACGGGGTGAAGTTCAGCTATTTTGTCGATGAAAAACAAAAACTTTTTGTAACGTGTTGAATATCAACGTTAAAATTTTTGAAAAATAAAAAGTTTTGTTTCGTTGTTTTGTCGTTTACAAAACTTTTGCGAAACACAAGGACAAAAAAAATCCCTCCTGCCGGGAAGCAAGAGGGAATAGAAAATGCGTTGTTGTTAGCCGATTTTGAAGAACTCGTGCTGTTCGTTCCAGTCATCTGGGAAGGCCTTGTGCAAGGTCGTTAATGATAAACCTGACGGGGCTTGTCCATTAATGAACAACCGGACGATATGCGGAGAAAGATATGTAAGCCGGAGGATGCGGGATATATAGGACTGGTCATAATGCAGAAGTTTTGCGAGATCATCTTTTGATTTCACCTTTCCGGTGTCCAGGAGTTCGCGCCAGCGATATGCCCGCGCAATGGTATTCAGCACCGACATGTCGTGAGTTTTTTCGCTGATCTCTTTTGATTCATCTTTCTGAATGATCTTCTTTCGTCCGCCATGCCTGCTGAAAATATAATCAACTCGGACGCGCAAATTACCGTTTGCTAATTTTTCAATCGTTTCCATTTGTCATCTCCTCGATAAAAGTGGCCAATCCACCGGTTTTTATTTCAATGTCCACGTGATCCTCATATACAACGACCTGTTCCAGAAAGAGCCCCAATATCCTCTGGCGTTCAATCGGGAATATCTCGTCCCAGATTTCTGCAAAGTTGTCGGCATATTCCTTTACTTTTTCTATTGGCAGGTCATCCTGAACAAGCTGCTTCTGGACGGTCTCGGTTTGCATGATCTTCTGGATCTGTTTCAAAACGATCTCCTCAATGGCCGGTGCAGCCACTCGGTTTACTGGACATACATGTTTTCCGCGCTTTGATTCATCGACGCAAAGATAGTAAAGATATTTCCGACCTCTTCGCCTGGCGTATGTCGGCCCCATCGCACATCCGCAATGTCCGCAACGAATCACTCCTTTGAGTATTGCAACGGTTTCCTGCTTTTTGTTGCGCAGATATTTCATAGGATCTTTTTCTTTGAGATGCTCCTGGGCTTCATCCCAGCTCCTTTTGTCAATGATAGCCTCGTGTTCACCTTCGTAAATCTCACCTTTATAATTGACTTTACCGATATAGGTATGATTTTGCAAAATCCGGTAAATATGACTTACATTCCAGGGCCTTCCATCGCGTCTTGTCACGCCAGATTCTTCCAGTTCAAAAGCTATCTGTCGCGGAGAACCAATTTCCAGGAATCGCGTAAAGATCCGTTTTACAATTTCGACTTCTTCTTCATTTATGTGCAAATGCTTATCCACCACCTTATATCCCAGAGGAACCGAACCGCCAACCCATTTGCCTTTTTTGCGGCTGGCGGACATTTTATCGCGGATACGTTCTGCGATAACTTCTCGCTCATATTGGGCAAAAGTTACCAGAATATTGAGCATCATTCGACCGGAACTGGTGGTCGTGTTGATTTCCTGCGTGACACTGACGAAGGATGTTCCATGTTTATCAAAAACCTTGCTCAATTCGGCAAAATCGCAGATGGATCGTGAAAGTCGATCCAGTTTATAAACGATAACAATGTCGATCTTACCAGCTTTTACATCTTCCAAGAGTTTCTTCAAACCAGGTCGATTCATATTTCCGCCCGAATAACCGCCGTCGTCATAACGATCCGGGAGCAAGCGCCAGCCATTCATTTTCTGACTTTGGATATATGCTTCGGCCGCCTCCCGCTGCGCATCAAGACTGTTAAAAGAATCCTGAAGGTTCTCATCGGTACTTTTGCGCGTATAAATTGCACATCGCTTTATTTGTGATTTATCCATATTATTTTACTCCAAAGAAAACTTTGCCGTTCCAGTGCGATCCGGTGATTTCGGACGCTATTCCCGAAAGCGATCTAAAAATTCGGCCTTCATATTCAAAGCGGCCATCGTCCATGATGGTTACTTCGTACTCTTTGCCCTTCCAGGTTCTTGTCAATCTTGATCCCGGAAGCAAAACGGATTCATTATTTGACGTCTTTTGCAGGTTTGCCAGCGGATCGTTTGAGGCGACTTCATTGAGAACATCTTTTTCTGCTGTTGTCAATCCTCCGTAATAAAGCTCCTGAATCCTGAAAGCAATGCGTTTTCTCAAGGTTACCACTCTTTTCTGCGTTGTCGGGAACCCGTACAGTTCTTCAAATCTGGCCTGCAAAGCAGGGACTCCCATATTCTGCAACTCCATTAACTGACGGGTCACACTCGTTGGTGTCTGTTGTCTCATCTATAAGTCCTTTCTCTGTTAAAATGTTGATATTGTTTGCTTTGTGCATACATTTGCTCTGGTTTTGAACTAAAGCAAGTTCACTTTCTCTCCTTTTGCGAAATATTCTCTGGATTATTCGCATGGCTTCCGTAAAGTCGTTTTTTGTTTGGGACATGTTGCTGCTCCTTCTGTTGAGGTCTCCAAACAAGTATCTTTCCAAAAATTCTCAAAGTTGCGGCGTTTTTTTTGATTTTTTTTCAAAAAAGATTTGTAATTCACATCAAGTTGTCATATATTATCTGCACCGTAGAACAATACCAATAGAAAGGAACGATTATGTCCGAGAGCAACGCCCTGGGCGACAAAATCCGCGCACTGCGAGAAGTGAAAAAGCAGAGCGATCCGCGTTTTTCACAGCGCAAGTTCGCAGAAATGCTCAGTCTGAGCCCTACCTATTTGAATAAGGTAGAAGCTGGTGAACTGATCCCGGCAGCAGATACAATCATAAGGATTGCAGATCTGCTCGACATCAATCGTGACGAACTGTTGGGATTGGCCGAAAAGGTGGACCCCGCACTCAATGCTATTATTCTGGAAAAGCCAAAGGCTATGGCAGCGTTTCTGCGTACAGCCAGTGGAATGTCCGAAGCTCAACTTGCACAATTCCAGCGTTTTATGGAAGCTGAGAAGAAGGCGACAGAAGAAGCAAAAAAGGAATAATGGCAATGGGCTATTCCTCCTACATTCCCGCACAAAAAATAGAAGATGAAGCTATGTCGGTTTTGGCTGCCTATGCGCAGAAGTATAAAGAACCGATCACTGCTCCCGTTCCCATAGAGGAGATTCTTGACTGCCTTTATGACGTGACGATCGAAGCAGCGGATCTCCGGGCGAAGTATCAAAACGACGACGTGCTGGCTGAATTTCTTGTAGGCAGGAACAGAAAAGTCATCCTGATCGACCAAACAATTCACCCGGATTTCAATGCAGACAAAGAGGGACGTTACCGATTCACTCTCGGTCATGAAACAGGACACTGGATCTTGCACCAGCACTTGCTGGCCAGTGTGAACACTGACAACCTGTTCGACGATGAGTTAAAACCCGTCTCCGTTTACCGAACCAGCTGCAAAGAGCCGAAAGAAAAGCAAGCGGATATGTTTTCTGGTTATATCCTCATGCCAAAGGACTTAATCCTCCGGGAGTGGGAGGCTAAATTCGGTCCCGATCATGGTCCGGAAAACGTCTACGAGGAAATCCGCGAAAAGAGCGAGCGCTTCCAAACTGAGCCGGAGAACATCCGCTGCGACTTGGCGAGGGAGTTTGCTATCAAGTTCAAGGTGTCTGCACAAACCATGCAGATCCGGCTTCGTGATATGGGCCTCCTTGAGCTTGCCGAGCCAGAACCTCGTTTGTTCTGAACCCATCAATTTTGTGCCAGCGTGCTCGGATGTCCACGCTGACAAATGCTGACTATTTACTAAACACTCAATTAACGAAAGGTAGACATTAGCTATGTGTACGACGTATAATACCAAGAAGGCTTTTCGTTCTCTGTCACAAGTCATGCAGAAAGCCATCTTTGAAAAACTCGCTCCTGAACTTGAAATTGACTGGACCAAAGTCAAAGTACGGAATGTTGATCACCTTTATTCCCGGTTCCTCACACTTAGTGACGATCTCCGGGGCAAGGTTGATTCGGCTCTGTACAAGATCTTTGTTTTTGCAGAACATCCAGTCAATGCCACAACTCTGCATAGTTTGATCGCCCAGCAGGGACTTATTCCACCTGCTGAATTCGACGAGTGGAGTATCCATGACAAAGCGGCATGGGTATTTCTGCAAGACGAAACTGCCTGGACTCAGGCTGCCAGATTTGCCCATATTGATCGAATGACAGAGTCCCTCTGGTTTGTCCAGAAACTTTTTAATGGCGGAGCCGGAAAGGTTGAGTACGAAGATGAACACTTTAATCGACTTGAACGGGGAATAAGTGAGTACATTTATAATTTGGAAGGCCGGGGCAAATACTGCTTCATAGAGTATTTTGAACGTCTCGCGCTGGATAAGGAGTGCTTCTTCCTTTACCTGAGCGACTATCCCCGCAATACGATGCAGTGGAAAGGCGGCAATGATTTCTCTCGCGGGATCGACAAACACGCCTATGAAATCGTCATAGTTTATGATCGGAAGGAAAACCACCTGTCTGTTCGAACCACTGGACCTCGCGCCCACAAAGAGCGTTTGTGCCAGATCTGGGCCGAAACAATGCGGGACACAATTATTCAAGATGCCGATTTGAAGAAGCAGGCATTTGATATTTCCGGATTCAAAAAAGGCCCAGATAACATCATTGTTGATCCGCAGTCTGACGTTCGAGAAGCAAAGGTGCTTATGCTTGAAGCCGGGATTGCCGGTAACAAAGGCAGCCGCCGCGTTTTTGAGGAATCCGATCTGGACCTTTATACTCAGATGCGCAAAGAGCTGAACCCGGATCGTGTTCCGATGTCCATTCTGGAAATATCTTGTGTGAAGCTCCGCCTTCAGCTCGATCCGAAAAAGTATGGCAGAAAACAATGCCAGACCGTAACAGTCAGGCCGAACTCCTGCAACATCAACAGCAAAGATCCCGGCGTTCAGCTGGTTATCATGGAAACTCTGAAAAGTTGGGGGATCGTATGTGCGTAAGAGCTATTCAACTGGTGACTGATCGTTTGTGTTTGACTGATCCTGAATGGCAGAGCAAGGAGCTTGTCGGAGAAGCAGAAATGTGGAAAAAAGCTGGAATCCTCCGGGCCACCAAGCGCTATACAACGGTTGACTGCGATTGTGACGAACAACTGCACCAGGCAGATGTCATGGAGTTTGAGCGCGACGGAAAAACAAAGTATATGGCATTTTGCGCATTGACCGGTGGAGCCAGAGAGGTGAAAGAAGAAGAATTGATCGGCTATACCTTTCAGCCTGCAAAGGTGGCGGAGCTGTTTCATTCGCTGTTCCGATGCCGGGCAGATGTTGAAATGATTATTCCCGGTCGCCTTTGGAAGATGGGCCGGTCTGGAGTTCCTGTTGCAGGCCGTAGCCGGGATATTTATTTCACGCCTCGTCTGAACGATGATCCGCAGGACATATATAGAAAGCTGCCGGATACAAAGACTCCTTTATTGATCGTTGGCAGTAGCCGTTATTCCAAAAGCCCGGATAATCCGTATGATGACAACAGGATCGTTTCAGTGGACACGATCTTGATGATTCAGGACGACAAATGGGCGCTTGATATGGAATGGCTGCACCAGCTGGCCTGTGATGGGCCTGACGAGGAACCGGAGCCCGAAACACGTGACGCAACAGCGACGACTGTCGGAGCTATGAAAAAAGCTCTGCATGAGTATCTGGAAACACAGTACCGGCATTATTGTCACGAGTTGAGTCGGGGCAACGGATCTCAGCTGTTGAAGCCGATCACGCAGGAGTACCTTGCAGAACGTATCGGAAAAAGCAAACCGCGCGTTTCAGCGCTGTTGGAATTGAAAGTCAAGTTTGAGAAATGTAAGCATCCGGAAATTCGGGCCATGTGGGATGCATCCCACGATCTTGAATTGATGATCGCCTACGGTAATAAGCATTGGGGCAGTCGGAGAAGGACTGCTTAAAAACACGAAAAGCCTCCGGAAATTACTCTTGGAGGCTTTTTTACTGTTCGGACACTTCCGGTAAGGTGAAAACAACATTTTTTAGGGAATTTCGGGGTTTTATTACTTTTTGTTGATATAAGACAAGGTGATTGTATTCTCTCCGAAACCGCATCATTAAAATCCGTCTTTTACGTCAAAAACGGTTGTTTTGAGCTCAAATCTGGTAAAGGACGCCGTCCTCCACCCGGAGAGAAAGAGAGAGGATTTTTGACAGAAAACCCCGGTTTGACACCCGGAATAGTGCCCGTTTACATTCTCTGTGGCAAAACTGTTTATCGGTAAGGCTTTAAGGCTGAAACAGATAGGATATAAAAGAAAAGAGCACTAACGTAAATCGTTAATGCTCATACATTTAATACTGGTGGAGCAGATGGGAGTCGAACCCACGACCTATACGATGCGAACGTATCGCTCTAGCCAACTGAGCTACTGCCCCTTATATCGTAAGTTTAATATAGCATTAAATATAATCTTTTTCAAGTTACTTTGCTGTTTAAAATACTTTTTTTTATGTTTTTCATACCCAAACAGTGCTTGTGTACTTGATTTTTATCCAGATGAAGCTATATTTAATATAAAGAAATGCTAAATGTATTAAATTTTATACAATATGAAAAAATTTATTGATATCAACCGGCTGGATTACCTTAATCCGGCATTCGTCAAAAAAGAAAAAACATTTCTGGAATTACAGAAAATCCACTGCTTTTTCAAATCTTCGGCTGCTGATTTT